CAGGTGTGGGACCAGGTGTGGGACCAGGTGTGGGACCAGGTGTGGGGCCAGGTGGGGGACCAGGTGCGGGGCCAGGTGCGGGGCCAGGTGTGGGGCCAGGTGCGGGACCAGGTGCGGGACCAGGTGCGGGACCAGGTGTATCAGTGCGGCTATGGACTCCACGATGCCGGATGGCTCGGCTACCTCGACTACTTCCAACGCATCGGTCTGGATTGCTCAAGAGTCGAAGGGTTGTGGGGGCTCAGCCGGACCTGCGGCTGGTGGTGGCCATTCGAAGGGCTCTGTCTGCTGACTGAACGTCCGACCCTCCTCGCGCGCGATCCCCAACATCGACTGCATTCTTCCACCGGTCCGGCGATTCAGTATTCCGACGGCTGGGGCATCTGGGCCTGGCATGGGGTCCGCGTTACCGAGCAAATCATTCTGACGCCAGACTCACTCACCAAGGAGCAGATTGCGAAGGAAGCGAATGCCCAAGTCCGGCAGGTCATGGTGGAGCGGATTGGCATTGAGCGGGTCTGTCAGATGTTTCAGGCACAGGTGTTGGATCGACAGACGATCCGGTTGCATCCTCAGGAGTGGGAGGGGACGAACTATGGCGGACCTAACGGCACAGAGCTGCCATACGAATTGTTGCTGCTCGATCTCGGCGACGGGCGCAAACGACCCTACCTGAAGATGCTGAATCCGAGCGTCGGCTGTTATCACATTGAAGGGGTGCATCCGAAGTGTCAAACCGTGCAACAGGCCATTAATTGGAGGGCAGGCGATGAAAAAATCGATTGGCAGCCAGAAGTCCTTACCTAGACAGCGGCAACAGGGCGATGTCCTGCTGGATCTTGTGCCGCTCCCGCGTGAGCTGACACGCAAACCTGGCCGCGCCATTCTCGCGCTCGGCGAGGCGACCGGGCATGCGCATGAGGTCCTGGGCGACGGCGTACAGGTCTATGAGGCCGAAGATGGCACGCTGTATGTGACGGCCGAGACGGACGCGCAACTCACGCATCAGGAACATCGTGCGCAAGTCGTCCCGGCGACTCCACCCGGCATGGCCTGGCGACGACGCATCGTGCGCGAATACGACCACTTCGAGGAAGAAGCGCGGAACGTCGCCGATTAGCCATGGGCGTTCCCGATCATGAACTCGAACTGCCGGCGGCGCGAAGTCCGCATGAGCTGGACTGTGCGATGGAGCAGCCCTGCGGGTATTGCCTCGGCGTCATCTGTCCGCGGTGCGACGGCATTCATGAGGATGGGATGCCGTGCGAAGACGTGAGCGACCTGCCCTGGGGATTTCCATGACTTGTGGAGGTAACATTGCTGGCTGAAATCCTACACAAAGTGATGGCGCTCGATCTGCCCCAGGAGGAGCAGACGTATCGGCCGCGGCCGAGCTCGGCGGGCCCGGAACGCTGCATCCGGCAGATGGTCTATCACCGGCTCGACACGCCGCCGGACAAAGCCGTGAGCGCCCGCTTCGCGGCCGTACTGGATGACAGCGCGTGGCACGAAGAACTCACCGCCGATGTCGTCAATAAGACGGCCTATCACCTGCATTCCCGACAGATGGCCGTGGAGATCCCCGGACTGTGGTCCTGGTTGACGGACCAACCGCCCTGGTTATGCGGGGTCTGTACGAAGATGTACGGCCGCGAGATTTGGGTGCCGGCCGACACGATGCACGGGCACATTGATGGCATCGTCAGCGACATGCTGTGGGTCGATCGGCTCTGGGAACACAAGGCCCTCTCGATGTACGGCGCCGAATCGCTCTGGGCCCGGGAGCATTGGCCGGAAGATTACCTCTGTCAGATGGCGCTCTATCTGCGCGCGCTGCAGCGGGACAACCCGGAGCTTCGGGAAGGCCTGCTGTTGGTGAAGAATAAGAACACGGCCGGCTTTATCGAATATCTCGTCATCTACGACACGCCGGCCGACCGGCTCACCATCACGCGGATGAGTCGGCACACCGGGGAATGGTGGGACCTGCACGAGGAACGGCGGGGGATCGTCGCCGGCATTGTCGAAAAGTTCTTTGCCGTCGATTGCGCGGCCCGGGAGCATGTGCTGCCGGCCCGTCCGTACGATCCCGATCACTGGCGCTGTTCGTATTGCCGCTACAACATCACCTGCTGGGAGAACTACGCGGAGGAGGTCCAGGCCGCGGCCGAAGGCTTCCAGTTGCCGCCAGAGCTGCTTGAGCACCTCAAGTATTACCTCGAGCTCACCAAAGAGATCACCGCCAAGGAAGACGAAAAGAAGCAGATCCGCGGCCATCTGATCCAGATTCTGAAAGAGGCGGATGCCAAGGAAGGCCTGCTCCAGGGCTATGCCGTGCGGCGCCAGGCCTATAACAAGGTCATCCTGGATGAGCAGACGGTGCCGCCGGTCCTGATCCAGCAGCTCGAGCAATACAAGCGGCCGCGGCCGGTCGAGTCCCTCCGGATCTATCCCCCCAAAGCCGAGAAAGCCAAACCTGCAACCACAAGGAGAACGAAGTCATGAGCTTTCAGCCCGGCAAGTTTACGTCGATTAAAGGCAGTTTCAGCGAGAACCGACGGATCCCTCGACTGGGCCGCATTCGCCTGGGCATCAAGGTGCAAAAGCAGCAGAACGGCAAGCCGGTTCTCAACGACCGCAAGGAGCCCATCGAGTTCCCTAAAGAGACGGATTATTTCGTCGTGCCACCCGAGGTTGAGGCGATTTACGGGAAGCAGCCCAAAGAGCTCGATGTCATGTTTCCCCTCGAAGATGAACGCCTCGTGTTTCCGGCTTCGTTGAAATGGTATGGACGCGCCAAGGGCCTACGCTGTCATGGCAATGGCGAGACGGCCGAGCGGCTGGATGAGAAGACCGGAAAATGGGGCGAGATGAAATGTCCGTGCGACAAACTGAAAAGCGAGACCAATCCAAAAGGCGAATGCACCGAGCAGGCCAATCTGATGGTGATGCTGCCCCGTGTCAGCCTGGGCGGCATCTACCAGATTGCCACGGGCAGTTATCACTCCGTTGTCGACATCAACAGCGGCATCGATATGTGCCGGCAAATGGTCGGCCGGATCCAGCTCGTGCCGCTGAAGCTCCGCCGCGAGGAGCGCGTGACGCACAAGGACGGGAGACCGTCGAAGCATTACACCCTCACGCTCATCCTCGACGCGAACGCCGGCGGCATTAACAAACTGCGAGAGGTCACCGATCGCGTACTCGAGCACGCGCGATATCAGATCGAAGGCCCGGCCGAGGTCAACCCGCATACGGATCCGCCGGATGAATTCGAAGATGCGGAGACCGTGGAGCATTCCGTGGTCGAGGATCCCAAGCCGGCGCAAGCTGAACAAAATCCCCCAGTCAGTACACCGAAAGCCCCTGTCGGCGGCACGAAACCTCCGGTCGCTGAAACGCCGCCGCCCAATGTCGAGACGAAACCCGCGCCGGCGACCGCGGCCTCCACGCAACCCGCTCCCGCTCCGATCCCTCAGCCCACTTCGGCCCCCGTCGCCGAATCCACCCAGGCCCCGGCCGACGACACGGCGCCGCTCGAGCTGAGCCCGACCGGTGGCCTGGACGACATGGTCTGGTTGGGCCCGATCCTCGAATTTGAGGACGCCATTCGTCAGGAGCAGAACGGCAAGCAGCGCCTGGCCACCATCCGCGCATTCTTCCAACTGACTGGTGGCGACTATCCGCAAGACGAGGACAGCAAGGCCAGCTATGGCCAGAAGATTCGTGAGCTTCATGCGGAGCTCTGTGGCAAAGGCGCGGCGCCGGTACCTGCGGCAGCGGCCGCGCCAGCCGTGCCTGAGAAAACCGGCCCACCGCCCACGGCGATCGAAAAAGATTTTGCCGATGATGCCGTATGGCAGCGCGAGATTGAGCGCCTCATGATGAAAGATCCTGGTCCGATCTCGGAGGCATTGCGCCGCATGGGGCAGTCCTCGGCCTTTACGTTATTGGTCCATCTTCGGCAGCCGTTTCTCAACACCTTGAAGGACGTTCTGAACGATCGGAGCAAGGGCCGGAAGGCGCGCTGACCGATGGCGGCCTGTCCAAAGTGCAAAACCGGGCTGCTCGTGGATGAAGTCCATGAGGACCGCTGCATCAACTGCGGCAATCGCATCCAGAAGACCCGGCCCGCTCTGACCGCGTCTCGTCCGGATCTCGAGGAGGCGGAGGAAGACCACCGGCAGGCGCGGGTTCGGGCCCCTCGGCCAGCGGCGATACGGCCGGTCAGGAACCCCCGAACGGAGCCCGCGAAAGAAAGGACGCCTACCATGGCGATCGGCAAGACCTGTACGAATCCACGTTGCGAGGATGACGCCGCCGAGAATTCGGTGTACTGCCCCAAGCATCGAGATCAAAAGAAACGGGCGAATGACCGGCAGCGGTTGAAACTCACGGGGCGGCCCATAGCTGCCAAGCCCCAGACAGCTCGTCCTCCGAAAGCCCCGCCTCGACCGGCAGATCCGGTCGCAGCAGCGTCCTCCGACGGTCCGGCTGCCCCAGCCCAGGCTTCGACGCTTACGCCGATCTCCCTCAATGGCAAGACGGTGCGACAGATCACGATCGAGGAGATCGATAATGTGATCGCCCACCTGCAACAGACGCGCGCGATGATGGTCGCCTTTCCGGTGTTGTAGATGGCGAAGACCCAGACGAATTATGGCGAGCTCGATCTCGAAGAGGTGGCCCGTGGCCGGGCCAGGGTGGTGTGGCCCCGGGATTCAGCAAAGGCGGTGCCGGCGCCGACACCGAGGGGTCCCGGGCCTCACTACCGCTCACAGCTCGAGCGGGACTACGCGACGCATTTGAATTGCCTCATGTTTGTCGGAGAAATCAAAAGCCATCGCTTTGAAGCCATGCGGTTCTTGCTGGCTAAGCGGACTAGTTATTGCCCAGATTTCCTGGTGGTGACGCGCGACGGACGAATTGAGTTTCACGAGGTCAAAGGAGCGCATGCCTGGGAAGATTCAATCGTGAAGCTGAAAGTGGTTGCGGCAATGTTCCCCATGTTCCGGTTTGTCCTGGTTACCCGCCCGGATGGGGCGTGGCTCTGGAAGGAGGTTCCACAATGAGTGGAGTGAGCACTGAGTTTCAGATGATCCCGATTGGTCAAGTCCGCGAGTCATCGCTGAACCCGCGCCGCTCGTTCGACGAGACAGCAATGCAGGAACTGATCGCCAGCGTAAAAATCCACGGCGTGGTGACGCCGGTCCTGGTCCGGCCGACCGGCAAGACCTATGAGCTCGCGGCCGGGCATCGCCGCTTCCGCGCCGCCAAAGCGGCCGGCCTCACGGAACTGCCGGCCGTCGTGCGGTCGATGAAGGACGATGAATTCCTCGAGGTCCTCACGATCGAAAACATGCAACGGGCTGACATTCATCCCTTGGACGAGGCGCACGGCTATCATAATTTGATCGCCAAGTGTGGGCATGACGTCGAGCGGATCGCCGAACGGGTCGGCCGCTCGGTCAAGTATGTATACGACCGGATGAAGCTGCTTGAGCTCATCAGGCCAGCTCAGAAGTTATTCCTCGAAGACAAGATCTCCGCCGGCCATGCGATTCTGTTGGCCCGGCTGACGCCCTCTGAGCAAGAGCGGACCATCGATCCGGACACCGGGGGCTTGTTCGTCGGCGTGCTCCACTTCGCCCGAGAGGACAATGAGGAGGGTCCCTACGCGCACGTAAAAGCCGTGACCGTCCGTGAACTCCAGGCCCACATCGATGCCCACGTGCGATTCGACCCGAACAAGGCGGATTCGATTCTCTTTCCCGAGACGGTGAAGGAGCTGCAGGCGGCGTCCGAGCTCCACGACAAAATCATTCCCATCACCCATGACCACTATGTCCGTCCCGAAGCGAAAGACGGATCGCGGACCTACGGGCCCAGCTCGTGGAAGCGCGCCGATGGCAAGCACGGGTCCAAGGCCTGCGATGGGTCGGTGACCGGCGTGATTGTGGTCGGCGAGGGTCGGGGGCAGGCCTTCAAGGTGTGCGTTAACAAGAAGAAATGCACAGTGCATTGGGGCAAGGAGATCCGGGCCGCGGAGAAACGGAGCAAGGAGGGCCCCAAGACCGGGGAGACGGCCCAGGATCGATATCGACGCGACGAGGAAAAGCGTAAGGCCGAGGAGGCGAACCAAGAAGCCGCGCGTGCGCGCTATGCCAAGGCGGTGCCGGCGATTCTCGCTGCGTTAGCGAAGAGAATTCAAGCGCTGCCTATGAAGCCCAACGGCTTGATGGGTGAGACCCTCATGAAAGAGGTCCGCGGCTGGAGGCACGATACGAAGCTGGATCAATATGTGCCAATCGGCTCCACCGCCGACGACCTGGTCCGGCATGCCGTATTCATCATCGTGGCACAAAATGCTTCTGATCATTGGGCCTGCGAGGGATTCGTGACCCAGGGCAAGGCCTTCGGGCTCGACGTGAAGAAGATCGTCGACGAGGCCGTGCCCGTCGAAACCAAAGAGCAGCCAGCCAAGGGGACCAAATCCAAAAAGACGAAGGCCGCCTGATGCACGACTGTCCGGTATGCGGCGAGGCCTGCGACTGTGACGGCGAAGATCATTTCAACGCCTTCGCGTCCGAGGAGTGCGACCACCGCTGTGAGCAGGACTACGACGCCTCATTCGAGGAGGATGGGCTCGAGTTCGGGGACTGGTCCGTACAGTGTCGGAAATGTGGCTGCACCAACAGACAGGCCTGTCCCGGCGGCTGCGTGTGGGCGACGCCGGATCTCTGCAGTCGGTGCGTCTGATGAGTCGATGGAAACGCTCCAAGAGGAAGCTGCGCTGTCAGGACTGTCGGGCCCGCTTCGAAGGCCTGCCGGAGACGAAGTACTGCCAGCCCTGTGTCCATGCGCGACATCGGGCGCGGTTGAGCGCGTATTGGGCGGCGCACAAAAAGTACGACTGGACCGCGGAGCGGGATGCGGTGCTGAAGGCGAAATATGACGGGAAGATCCACGGGCGGGCGGCGGAGATCGGCCGAGAGCTGGGCTATCCGACCTGGAGGGTGAAGAAGCGGGCCGCGGAGCTCGGGCTCTGCTATGCGTCGGTCCGGACCCCCTGGACGAAACAGGAGGTGGCCTTCCTCCTGGAGCATGCCGGCAGCCGGACGGTGCAATGGATGGTCAAGCGGCTCCCAGGCCGGACGCTCACGATGGTGGTGTTGAAACTGAAACGGCTGCGGATCAGTCGACGCTGGCGCGAGGGCTATACCGTACGGGATCTCGAAGAGTGTTTTGGCGTCGATCATCACAGTCTCGATCGGTGGATCCGCGAGGGCAAGCTCGTCGGCCGACGGCGCGGCACCGATCGCAAGGGACCGGGCGGTAGGCCGAATGGCGGCGGGGCGGGGCCTGGGGATCCTTGGGTGTTTACCGACGCCAATTGTGTGCGCTTCATCCGAGAGCATCCCACGACGTTCCGGCTCGATAAGGTCGATCAGGTGTGGTTTTTGGATCTTGTGATTGGTGGGGGCTTGCTGCGCGTCCCGAAGACAAAAGAGGTGGCATGACGCGGATCTACATCATCCACCCATTCCGAGGGCGGGATCTCCCTGGGGAACGCGAGCGCAACAGGGTCGCTATTGCCGGGCTCTGCCGGCGGATCGCCGCGCGCGGGGACGTCCCGATCAGTCCGGTCCATTGCCTGAGCTGGCTGAATGACGAGATCCCCGAGGAGCGCGCCCTGGCGATGACCCTCTGCCGCGAGCTGCTTCGGACGTCCGATCGGGCGGAAGTCTACGGCGATTGGGCCCACAGCGATGGCTGCGAGCAAGAAATGCACTGGGCTACGCTCGACGCGGTGCCGCTGTTCGTTAAGGAGAAGATCCGGATATGAGCACGTCAATCGAATGGACGGACGAAACCTGGAATCCCGTCGTCGGCTGCACCAAGGTCTCGGAAGGCTGCCGAAATTGCTACGCCGAGCGCCTGGCGCCACGACTCAAGACGGATTTCTCCAAGATCGTCCTGCATCCGGAGCGTCTCGAGACCCCGCTTCACTGGAAGAAGCCGAGGCGGATCTTCGTCAACAGCCTGAGCGATCTGTTTCACGAGGACATCCCGCCCGTCTTTCTGATGAGCGTCCGTGATGTCATGAAACAGGCTCGTTGGCATACATTCCAAATCCTGACGAAGCGAGCCGAGCGGATGCTTATAGCCGCTAAGGACTTAAAGTTTTCAGAGAACGTCTGGCTTGGCGTCTCCTGCGAAGATCAGAAGACCGCCGACGAGCGCATTCCACTGTTGCTCCAGACGCCCGCCGCCGTGCGGTTCGTCAGTGCGGAGCCGCTGCTGGGGCCGATTGATTTACATCGATACCTCTCTGGGCATGAGGAGAATGGTGTGGTGCTTGGACGACCAGCCGGGGCTTGTGTCGGATGGACGCCCTCGCTTGATTGGGCCATCTGTGGTGGTGAATCGGGCCCTGGCGCTCGCCCCTTCGATATCGCCTGGGCGCGGGCGGCCATCAAACAATGTCAGGACGCTGGGGCGCCGGTATTTATGAAGCAGCTCGGATCTAGACCCTACTCCATCGAGCAAGATGATTTCTTTCGATGGTGGGCAGTAGAAGATCACGGGAAGAAGCCGCTTCCGTACTTTGCCAGACTCAAAGACAAGAAGGGCGGCGATCCCGCCGAATGGCCGGAGGACCTGCGCGTGCGGGAGTTTCCCAAGGTGTCAGCATGATCTGGGTCCGAATCGGGCTCAACGAACGAGCCATTCCGTGTAAGAACCGGACGAAGGCGCTGCAGAAGATTCGGCACATGCAACGGCTGCCCCGGTACCAGGGGAAAGACCTGTATATCCTCGAGGCCGCGACGCATGCGGATCTGTTCAAGGATCGATGGACGGCAGAAAGGATCGAACGGATTGCTGAGGCCATGGAATGATCAGGAACCGGGGTAGACGGACATCCTGCGTGTTCTGCCCGAACGAGCGCGCGCTGCTATTTCGGAAACTGTTCTTTCTGCCGACGTGGATCTTGTTTTGTGAGAAGTGCGGAAGTGAATCCTCTGTCTCCGAAAAGATTTATCGCAAGCTCGTGAAAATTCGATCGAGGGCACACTAGATGAAACGGATGCCCCATCATTGTCACTGGCCCGGATGTCCCGCGGTCGTCCCGCCACGGTTGTGGGGCTGCCGAGAGCAGTGGTACCGGCTGCCGAAGACTCTCCGCGATCGGATCTGGCAGACGTACCGCCCGGGCCAGGAGGTCGATAAGCGGCCGAGTGCAGAATATGTCGCGGTCGCGAGAGAGGTGCAAGAATGGATCAAGCGTCAGGCCGGTTTTCAGGCGGGAATGCGTAGATGACGGGCGAGTGGAAACCGATGCCCCCACTCGCCACGCCGTCAGGCAATCAGTGGCAGTGCAGAAGCAGCCACACGATGACCAGCCACACCCATGGAGGGAGTTTGAGGCTGAGCATATGTCACCTTTTTGCAGCGCGGGCCGAGGATTAGCCGGAGCTGTGGTTGGGGAAACTGATTCTATAGCGGAAGATTCTACGACGTCGCCGAGTGACGACGATTCAAATCCTAACCTTCCTGGTTGGAGGTAGCAAGTGAAGTTGAGTCTTAGCCATGACCTGACATTGCCGCTTCGGGCTGTGACCGAGAAACTCGCGTGGATCGGCACGACCGGCAGCGGCAAGACGTATGGCGCGTCGAAGCTCGCGGAGTTGTATTGGGATGCCGGCGCGCAGTTTGTCGTGCTGGATCCGGTCGGGGTCTGGTACGGCTTGCGCCTCCAGGCGGATGGGAAAAAGCCGTCATCAATGCAGATCCCGATCTTCGGCGGGCTGCATGGAGACATCCCCTTGGAGCCGACTGGCGGCGCGTTGGTAGCCGACCTCATTGTCGACCGGACCATCTCCGTCATCCTCGACGTCTCGCAGTTTGAAAGCGATGCGCTGAAGGCCCGGTTCTCGGCCGACTTTGTCGACCGATTGTTTTTCAAAAAGAAGTCTGCCCCTTCCGCCCTCCATCTGTTCGTCGAAGAGTGCCAAGAGTTTGTCCCGCAGCATCCCCAAAAAGGGGAGGAGCGGATGCTGCACGTGTTCACCCGCGTCCAGAAGCTCGGTCGCAACTTTGGGATCGGGAGCTCGTACATTACCCAGCGGCCGCAGGAGGTGCACAAGAAGGCCCTGAATCTTGCGCAGACGTTGTTTGTCTTCCGAACGACCGGGCCCCATGAACGGAAGGCCCTGACGGGTTGGATGGAGGATAAAGGACTTGACCAGGACATCGCCGGCGATCTCCCGAAGTTGCAGACCGGCACCTGTCATGTGTGGAGTCCGGAGTTTCTCGAGATCTCCAAAGTCATCCGGATTCTGCCGAAGCACACGTTCAATGCCTCGGCCACGCCCGAAGTCGGGGCGAAGACCCAGGAGCGCAATCTCGCCCCGATCGACCTGGAGAAAGTGCGCACCGAGATGGCGGCGACGATCGAGAAGGCGAAGGCCGACGATCCGCGGGAACTGCGCAAAACCATCGCTCGTTTGCGGGAGGAAAACAGGAAGTTACAGGGGAGTCTTACCAAGGTGCCGGCGCCGAAGATTGAGACGACCGTCAAGGAGGTGCCGATCCTGAAGGACGCACAGGTTCGACATCTTGAACAAGCGGTCGCCAGGTTGGAGGCGGTTGGGCAGCAGGTCGGAAGCCTGGTGACTGAGATTCGAAAAGACTTACAAAAAGTCTCGAGTGTCACTTGCACTACGGCTTCACAACCTCGCGCCACCGCTACGCAATCTTTCGCGCATTCGCAGACCAGAAAATCGATTCCATCGTCTGCGGGCCAACCATCGGGCGAGCTCGGGAAAGGCGAACGGCAGACCTTGGTCGCGATTGCCCAATATCCAGAAGGAGTCACCCGCGAGCAGCTCACCGTGTTGACCGGCTACAAGCGATCGACCCGCAACACCTATCTGCAGCGGTTGTGTCAGTGGGGCTATGCAGTCAGCCGGGGAGACCGGATTGTCATCACCGACCCCGGTATGGCCGTGCTGGGCCCGGATTTCGAACCCTTGCCGACTGGGGACGCGCTGCGCAGCTATTGGTTGGCGCGGTTGCCTGAAGGAGAACGGCGGATCCTCGAATTGTTGGCCAGCGCGTATCCATACGGTGTGAGCCGGGAGGAGCTCAGCGAGCAGACCGGGTATGCCCGGTCCAGTCGGAATACCTATCTGCAACGGATGCACGCCAAGGCGCTGATTGCGTGTGAGGAAGAGGCCGTGCGAGCGAAGGCCGAGCTGTTCGGATGAGAAAGAGAGGAAGCCGGCGCGGACGTCCGATGCCGTGGGAGTCGTTCATCGATCCGGGAATCGTCCGGGCGGTGCGGCTCCTCAATGAATACCAGGTTGAAACCTTTGAGTCGTGTCAGGGCGGGGAGGGGCATTGTTATCCGGAGCCGACAGTTCGCTTTCATGGGCAGCGCGATGAAGGCTTTCGCGCCTTGGCCGTCGTGCTCCAGCATGCCCTGCCAGTTCTCCATCTGCGACGGATCTGGCCCATTACAGATGGCGAACCGACAGGACCGTACTGGGAACTCGTGTTCCGGCGGATGGACTAAGACAACCGCTTGCAATGTTCGCATTGCGGACGGTTGCCCGTGCCAGGTTGTCGATATTTCAATTCAATATTATTACCTTCGGTACAGGACGAATTGTCGTGATAGACCTGCCGGTGCGTTGCGAGGGATGAATGCCATGGGGGCATCTTAGGCATATGTCCTCCTAGGGTAAAGGGTGGGAGAAGAGGTCTGCTAAAAGCGTAGAGAGGCAGTATTTGTGATTGCAAGGAAATTCGGACGTAATACTGGTATTACAAGAATGGAGAAGTGCGTAGCGAGGAGGACACCATGACCACCGATCTCAGTACGATCGAACATCTGCCGCATCCGCTGACGGAGGAGCGGCGGGCGGAGCTCAGCGAGCAGCTCGTCGAAGCGCTCAAGACGAAAGAACATCTGGAGGAGATGAAGACGCGGCTGGCGGCCGAACAGACCGCCCAGATTAAGAAGCGGTCGACCGAGATCAAACGCCTGACGGAGGAGCTGCATAACGGGGTCGAGATGCTCCCGGTGGCGTGCCGAACCGAACATGACATCCATCGCGCGATGAAGAAGATCGTCCGCATCGATACCGGGGCCGTCGTCCGGGAGCTGCCCATGACCCAGGCCGAGCTCGAGGATCTGCGGCGGCCGGATCCTGAGAGTCAGCCTGGACGCCGAGAGTATCGGATTCCAAGGAGTTAGGAGCACTTACCGATCTAATGTACCGAAAGAGTGAAAAGCTGCACATTGCACATTTTGGCAACTTGACCCTTCATGCTTGACGTGCAGACGAACGAGAGGAGGGAAACGCGGGTGAGAACGGCGAAAGGGGAGAGCGCTCTGCATGGCGTGGATTGAATCGCACCAGGCGCTCCGGGATCATCCGAAGGTCATGGACTTGTCCGAGCGGATGGGATGGTCCCTGCATGAAACCATCGGGAAACTTCACCTGTTCTGGTGGTGGTGTGTCGACTACGCACTGGACGGTGATTTACGAAAATACAACGATACCCAGATGGCAGGGAGTGTTGGCCTTGCCGGGGATCGGGCGAAGGAATTCGTCGCGGCGATGGTCGCAGCGCGTTGGCTCGACCGAAAACCGTATTTTCGTGTCCATGATTGGTGGGACTATGCTGGACGGTACTTGCAGGTCAGATTTAAACATAACCCCTTGATGTGGAAGGAGATTCAATATGCATATCAGAACGCCCCTAAGAACCGTTCTAAGGGCGGTTCAAAGACCAAGGACCGACCGACCGGACCAACCAACCTCTTAAGAGGGCCTGTGGAAACTGTGGACAGTGTGGATAACCCAACGGGGCGAGCACGCAGCCCAGCCGCCCCGGAGGATTGCTCACGCAATGGGGTAGGGGATTCGGACCGGAAGAGCGAGCAGCCCGGCGCCGGAGACATGCCGTCGCTCGGGGAATTGCTGGCCGACTATCCCACGAAGGAGGCAGGGATGAAACGCAAGCTCTGTGACTGCGATCATGCCGATGTGGTGCATACCCGGCTCGTCGAGGGCCGTCCAAGCGGCTGTCTCTCGTGTGACTGTGCGCGCTTCAAGTTGGTTCGTGTGGAACGCACGCCGGCCCGAGGGAGCGCTCGGACACGCGGGGGCGATGATGCCGCCTAAAGGCACGGAGGGGCCTCAGTGCAGACGTCTGCACCGGTCACTTCAAGAAGTTTTGGGTCCTTCCAGGGCAGCCAGCCATGCGGGTAAGCGCATCTCGAAAATGCGCTAGGGACTGGCTGAAATTCAAGGGTATACCTGCATGGCCGCACGGGTGGTGATGACGTGCAAGCAATACGCGAAGGCGAGGGGGATCTCCCAGCCGGTCATGTCCCGGCAGCTCCGTCGCGTGGGCATTAATCCGAGCGATGGTCCGTTCGATCCGGCCGATGCGGACCGCCGCCTGAAGGCCTCGCGGTCAGCCTACGTCGCCAAGAATCCGTCAGGGGTGAACAAATCCGCGCGCGCGATGCCGGCCAAGCGTTCCCGCAGCCGCAAGGCGAACGAACGTCTGACTCCGCTCACGGACAAATCGACGATTGCCGATGCGCAGCGCCACAAGGAAATCAGTCGGGCGCGGCAGGAACAGCTCAAGTATGACCGGATGCAAGGGGCGCTGGTCGAGCGCGAAGTCGTCAATCGCGAGGCCTTCAATCTCGGCCGACAAATCCGGGATGCCCTCCTGGCCGTGCCGGATCGCCTGGCCGGGATTCTCGTATCGCAGGTCCGCAGCGAACCGGATGACCACAAAGCCCAACATGTGGTCCACGAAATGCTGACGAAAGAGTTCCGCCAAGCGCTGGAGGCCGTGCAGTGAGTCTGGCCCTGCAGGACGCGACGGATTATCGGGCGGCCATGTTGACGGGACTCCGGCCGGATCCCGATGAATCGTTCCCCGACTGGTGCGATGAGCACATCGAACTGCCCGCGGGCTTGCATTCCGAACATGGGAAGTGGCGCACCAGCCGTACGCCCTACCTGCGCGAGATCATGGAATGTCTCAGCCCGCATCACATGGCCGAAGAAGTCGTGGTGATGAAGGGCGCCCAACTCGGGCTCACGCAAGTGGGCGTCCAGTGGATCGCCGGCTATGTCCCGGCACGCGCGCCGGGACCGGGCCTGATGGTTGAGCCGACCGTCGATCTGGCCAAGAAAGTCAGTCGGATGCGGATCAAGCCGCTGCATGAGCGGACGCCGGCATTGAAGGGGAAAATCCGCGACGCCCGGTCCCGGGATTCCGGGAATACGACGCTGATGAAAGAATATGACGGCGGTGTGCTCGTCATCACCGGGGCGAACTCCGGCGTCGGGCTTCGGTTCATGTCCGCCCGCTATTTGTTTCTCGACGAGGAGGATGCCTACCCGGCGGACGTCGACGGGGAAGGTGAACCGTCCGACCTGGCGGATAATCGGCTGAGCGCCTTTTCGCGCACCAAGAAGTTGCGCGCGTCGACGCCGCTCGAGGAGCTCACCAGTGTCATCGAACCCGCCTTCCTCGCCGGCAGCCGGGCGAAATATCTCGTGCCCTGTCCGTCCTGTCTGAAAACCCAGGAGCTGATCTGGTGGCAAATCGTCTGGCCGGGCCCGGACAAGGAGGGCCTGCTCTTTGCCGAAAAGGAACTCCCGCAGAATGCGGCCTATCGCTGCCAGTACTGTCAGGTCCTGATCCCCGAAGCGAAGAAGACCTGGATGCTCGAGCACGGTAGCTGGGTGCATGCGGATCCGACCAATCCCATCCAGAGTTTTCATATCTCGTCGCTCTATGCCCCGTATGGCTGGAAAAAAGTCAGTTGGGGGGCACTCGCCAAGCAGTTCATCAGTGCCGCAAGAAAAGCCGAGCAGGGAGACACGCGGAAGCTCAAAACCTTTTGGAACACGAAGCTCGCGCTCACGTGGAAGGAGAAACGGCAGGAGATCAAGGCGTCGGCGTTGTCTTCGCACAGAGTCGACTATGCAGCCGACGTCCCAGCCGGCGCGATCGTGCTCACCGCCGCGGTTGACGTCCAGGACGATCGCCTCGAGGCGGAGCTCGTCGGGTGGGGTGTGGGGGAGGAATCCTGGTCGATCGATTATCAGCAGTGGATGGGCTCGCCGGCGCAACAAGAGAGCTGGCTGAAACTCGATCAATGGCTGAAGCGGACGTGGACCCATGAATCGGGTATTGCCATGGTCATCCAGTGCGCATTGATCGATAGTGGCGGCCACCATACCCAGAAAGTCTATGACTTTGTTCGGCCGCGGCAGGGCCGCCGCATTTATGCGATCAAGGGCGCCAAAGAAGCGGGCTCGCCCCTGATTCGCCGCGGCGGCCTGATTAATCACGTGCAGCTCTACTTGGTCGGAACGATCACTGCGAAGGATCTCCTCTTCGCCGGCTTCCAGGTGGTCGACCACGGACCCGGCTATTGTCACTTCCCCATGAAACCCGCCTACGATGAGGAATACTTCGCCCAGCTCACGGGAGAGGCCAAGAAGGACAAGTACCGGAGGGGCATCTTGCTGGGGACGGAGTACGTGAAGATCCGGGCGCGGAATGAAGCGCTGGACCTTCGGGTGTACAATCGGGCCGCCCTGGCCCTATTGAATCCGAACTGGAAAAAACTGGCGGGTCCAGTGGGAACAAAGGCGGGCGGCGAGCCCTCGAATGAGAAACAGCCGTCGGCGCCGCGCCGGATTCCCAGTCCGTTCGTGGGGTAAAAACCATGGCGGAACAGGATAGCATCGAAGACCGGGACTGATCTATCTGCTGTTCAACCAGGATAGTGAAGTCGTCTATGTCGGTCAGACCGTGAATCTCCTTAGCAGGCTTGGCCAACACTGCCAAGACAAGCAATTCGTGTCTGTTGCCTTCATTTCGTGTCCCAAAGAGGAATTAGAGGCTATGGAGCTCGCATATATCGATAAGTACAATCCGCCCCTCAACCGGATCAGAACCCTAGGGCATGTACTCTGACTTGAAAACGCTGCCGAAAAACAAAGAGTTTTTTCGGACGGGAGAAGCGGCCTACTATTTGGAGCTTCATCGGAACACTGTTCGCGAATGGATTGATAAAGGCTATCTAGAATTAGCACCCAGCCCCAGCGGCAAGCTCCGTATTACCCGCGAGTCACTCGAAAAATATTTGCACAGAACGTAACAGTTCGTCACAGAACGTCACTGTTCAAATCTTAAATCCTGCCGCATCCTTATCGCGACGTCTTCACTTTGGCGCGCGCGAGGATCCGTGGCCCCCTACACCGAGACGCAACGTGCCGCCCTGCAGGCGGCCCTGACCAGCGGCGCGATGACCGTCGAATACGACGGCAAACGCGTCACCTACCGCTCGATCGATGAAATCAAGAAAGCGCTCGACGAGGTCAATCGCGACCTGAATAGTCAGGCGGGCACGCCGAGTCCCCGACAGTTCCGGGTGACCTCGGCGAAGGGCTTTTAATGCCCACGAAAGTCAAACCGCAAAAGAAGACTGGCCGCAAGATCACCCGGCCGACGACGCGGAAAGCCACCGGAGTCGCCAAAGGTACTCGACGTCCGGTCACGCTCCGTGGGACCGCCTATGACGCGGCCGGCAATGGCCGACGCTCCAAGACTTGGCAGGCCTCGAGTGCCGGGCCCAATGCGATTCTCGCGTTCGATGCCGACGTCCTCCGTCGTCGCTCCCGCGATCTGCTCCGGCAGAATCCCTGGGCCTTCTCTGGCGTCGAATCCTTCGTCTCGAATTGTGTGGGGACTGGCATCAAGCCCCAGTCCCGCGCGAAGGATCTCGCACTGCGTACGCAGATCCATGAAGCCTGGTCGTACTGGGTGGATGAGGCGGATGCTGACGACGCCACTGATTTTTATGGGCTGCAGTCACTCATCTGCCGATCGCTCGTGGAAGGTGGCGAATGTTTTGTGCGCTTTCGTGAACGTCGTCCAGAGGATGGCTTCCACGTGCCGCTGCAGCTCCAGGTCCTGGAAGCGGAACATGTCCCCTCGAATTGGAATATGACCCTGCCGAACGGGAACATCGTTCGCTCGGGAATCGAGTTTGATCAGATTGGCCGGCGGGTGGCGTATTGGATGTATCGCAATCACCCCGGCGAATTCCTCTGGAATCAAACCAGCCCATTCGGTCTCGTGAACGTGCCTGTGCCAGTCCCGGCCGAAAATGTGCTGCACATTTATCGCCCGCTTCGCCCTGGGCAAATTCGTGGGGAGCCGTGGATGGCTCGCGTCCTCATCCGATTGCACGAACTTGACAAGTATGACGATGCAGTCTTGGTGAAGCAGCAGACGGCCGCGCTGTTCGCGGGCTTCATCACCTCACCGGCCGCGGATCTTGGAGGCGTCCTTGGCGCGGCCGATACCGACGAGAATGGTCTGGCGGTAGCCGGCCTGGAGCCTGGCATTCTGCAGGCCCTACTACCTGGCCAAGAAATTACCTTTGCCACTCCTCCGCTCATCAACGGCGAGCAAGATTTTATTAATCATCAACTCCGTGGATCAGCCGCCGGCATGAATGTCCCGGTCGCCAACATGACGGGGGACCTCAGCGGGGTGAACTATTCGAGCATTCGCGCCGGCATCGTCGAATTCCGACGACGATGCGAAATGTTCATCGACAACATTCTGGTCTACAAGCTGAACCGCCAGATCTGGGAGCGCTGGCTCATGTTGGGTGTGCTCGCCGGCGTCATTGATCCACGCCCCTTCCTCGAGGATCGACGCGCATCCAGCCGGGCGATCTGGATCGGCCAGGGCTGGCAATGGGTCGATCCGCTGAAGGAAGTGGAGGCCTCGCTGATTGCCATGCGCGCCGGCCTCAAGAGCCGGTCGCAAGTGATTGCCGAACTCGGGGAGGACGCCGAACTCGTCGACGAAACGATTGCGGCGGATAACGCCCGGGCCGATCGGCTGAACCTGGTCTTCGATTCCGATCCGCGCAAGGGCGCCAAGGATCCGACCTCGACGGTCAGCCGACGTCCGGTGACGGCACCGGAGAAAGAATAAAGGAGCCACCATGTCTAAGACGCCAGCTAAGGAGCCGACCGACCAGGATGGCACCCACGGCCTTGCGCAGCCGGATCCGGATGCCGCGCCTGCTTCCACTCCGGTGGAAACGGATAAACCGACCGAGGTGACGCCGCCGGCGACAGCGGTGGCCCGCGTGGGTCGGACGGCCTGTCTCCCACATCTGGCCGCCAGAATCTTTGGCGTACCGCTGGCGGTAATGCCGGCCAAGTTGCAAACGATGTTGACGATCGTCGGGCCGCGGTTTCTCGGACTGGATATGGGACCTGTGGACTCTGCGACGTCCTCTCACGACAAGCCTCCATCCATCGATGGGATTGCGATCATCCCCGTCGTCGGCACGCTCGTGAAGCGCGCCATGCCGGGAGATTCCACCAGCGATCTGACGTATGACGAGATCCAGGCGAGTTTTCTTAGCTCGCTGAACGACCCGTCGATCAGCGCCATTATTTTGGATATCGACAGTCCTGGCGGTGAGGTCAATGGAATGCTCGATCTGGCGGACGCCATCTTTCAAGCCCGTGGGACGAAGCCAATTGTGGCCGTAGCTAATGAGCTCGCGGCGTCGGCCGCCTACGCTATCGCCAGTGCGGCTGACAGCGTCCTTATTCCGCGCACCGGCATGGTCGGATCTGTGGGCGTTCTCGCGGTCCATATGGACATGTCGGGGTTCGATGCGAAGGAAGGCTTCAAGTTCACGACAATCGCGGCGGGGGCGCGAAAGACTGACGGCGATCCACACGCCCCGCTCTCGCCCGACGCTCAGGCCGTGATCAAAGCAGAGGTGGATCGCATCTATAGCCTATTCACCGAAACGGTGGCCCGCAATCGAAAGATGAGCGTAGACGCGGTTCGAAAGACCGAGGCTGGCCTCTTTAGTGGCGAGCAAGCCGTGGCGGTGGGGTTCGCCGATGATATCGGCACGATCAGCAGCGCTCTGACGGGACTGCTCCGGGAGCGGGCCCAAGCGGTGCGTGCGACGCAGGATCGCCAGGATATCCAGGCGGTCGTGAAAGGTGTCCAAGACCGGTTTATCCAGATCGCCAAGCTCTGTCAGTTGGCGGGACATCCCGACTCGATAGTGCGCTTTCTCGAACAGGGTTTCACGACCGAGCAGGCGGGCGCGGAGCTCCTGCGGTTGCGGACGCAAAAAGAAGAGCAGGTCATCACATCACACATTCTACCGACGACCACAGCGACGCGGCGACCGGCCTTTGATACGGCTGCCGTCTATGGGCGCCTGCGTGGCGCATCACAGAGGAGGATTTAGTCATGAGCCTGACCGAAGGACAACATCCCGGTGAATTTCTCGTGTCTGAAGCCGAGGGCGGACGGTCGCGCGGAAAGTTGACCCTGCTCTCCGGGCAGAATCTATCGGCCGGCGCCGTCCTGGGACGGGTCAAGCTCGGGATCGGCCGCGCCTCCATTCCGACCGTCGTCGGGACCGGCAACGGCACGATCAGTGGCGTCTTCGCCGGTCCGGAGATCGAGAAGGGGAATTATGTGCTGACGTGCATTACCGCGGCGGCCAATGCCGGGACCTTCTCCGTGACCACGCCGAGTGGAAAAGCGCTCCCGAATGCGACGGTGGCCGTGGCCTATACCTCTCGACATATCAACTTCACCCTCAATGACGGCTCGTCGGATTATGTCGTCGGTGACGTATTCACCATTGTCGTCGATACCACGGCGCCGACCGTGATCGGCGGCACTGGCACCGGCGTGATGACGGCGCTGTCCCTGGGTCCAGATGCCAAGCCAGGTCGCTATCAGGTCATCAACCGCGTGGTCGTGGCCGACGGCGGAGACTTCGAAGTGATTGGACCGGACGGGAATTCCGTTGGGCGGTTTAAGTGGTCCGCCACGTCCTCGACCGCTTCGTTCACGAGCCGTCAGGTGAATTTCACCTTGTCGGATGCGACCGACTACATCGCCAACAACTATTTTGACATTGCGGTGTTCAACGAGCTCAGCGGCGGAAAGGCCGTAGCCTGGGATCCCACGACGTTTGACGGGCGGCATCGCGTGGCCGGAATTCTGTGGGACAACGTGGACGCGAGCGCCGGCGACAAGGTGGCCGCGATTCTCGCCCGACACGCCGAAGTCGCCAAGGGCCAACTCCAATTTGCGGCGGCCATCACGACCTCGCAGATGGAAAGCGCGTACGCCGAAATGGAGAAGCTGCTGGGTATCATTGCGCGGGATTCTGTCTAGGAAGCGATCTGGATCTGCTCGCGCCGGCCGAAGGCGGTGCACATGCTGACCTCAACAACAAGGAGACGATGACATGGACAATATCCTGGACATCTTCAAACAAGATGCCTTCGGCATGGTGACGCTCACCGACTACGTCAATAAGCAACCATTCGTTCCTGGGCGCATTGGCGAACTCGGGATCTTCGAACCTATGGGCATCACGACGCTGCAGGCGTCGATCGAGGAATATGGCGGCAAGCTCTCGCTGCTGGCGACGGCGCCACGAAGCGGGCCTGCGACGAAGTACACCCCATCGAAGCGGAAGATGCGGACCTTTGCCGTGCCGCACATTCCGTTCGATACCCATATCTCGGCGGATGAGATTCAGAACGTCCGGGCATTCGGAACGAATGACCAGCTGCAGGGCATTCAGGACGTGACCAACCAGCGGCTCATGGAAATGGTACGCATGCACGATGCCACGCTGGAGTTTCACCGGATTGGGGCGATCAAGGGCACGATCCTGGATGCCGACGGGACGACCACAATCTATAACCTATTCACCGAATTTGCCGTGAGCCAGGCCTCCGAGGTCGACTTTGACCTGGACAACTCGAGTCCCGCGAGCGGGGCGGTCATGCTCAAGTGTAATTCGGTCCTCCGGACGATGGAAGATGCGCTTGAGCTGGGAGCCATGCAGCTCAATGAGGTCTTCGCGCTCTGCGGGTCAACGTTTTTCGATCAGCTTGTCGCGCATAAAGAAGTGCGAGAAACCTTCCTATATCAGCAGGGTGAGCGATTGCGACAGCGGACGGCGCGCCGGTCGGTCTTCTACGGCGGGATTCAATTTGAAGAATACCGCGGCACGGTGGGCTCGACGACCTTCGTCGATCCGCTGAAGGCCCACTTCTTTCCACTCGGGATCCCGGGGTTGTTCAAAACCTACTATGCGCCGGCGAATTGGATGGAGGCGGTCAATACGGTCGGACTGCCGCGGTACGCCAAAGTAGTCCTCGAGGATCCGGCGGCGCGCTACGCGTCGGTCATGACCCAGCAGAATCCGCTGAACATCTGCACGCGGCCGAAGGTGCTCATTCAGGGGAAGAATACCTGACGATGGAGACGGTCTTTGCCGCGGCCCGCGACGTGCTGTTTGTCGATCTCAACCTGACGGAAGAGATCGTCTATACGGCGCAAGGCCGGGAGCCCAAAACGTTGCGGGCCAGGGTGGAGCGTCCGAAGCGTCAAGCGGATGGGGCAAATCCGATCCCACGCTTGATCAACGTCGTGGTGCTCTCGGTGGCGAATTCCTCGTCAATTGGAGTGACCGAGGTGAACGAAGGACACGACATTGTCAGCCTGAAATTGCGCCTTGGCGATTGTGACGCGACGGACCTTCGGATTGCTCGGGTGCTCGGACATAACGAAATGGAGTGGAAGCTCGAGGCGGAGGCGTAATGAACGACGGGGCCACAGTCGTCATCTATAACCTCGAGGAATTCCAGCAGGCGCTGACCGATGCGCCCAAGGAAGTGTTCACGTTCGTCAAGCAGGAGATGGGCCGTGGCGTGAATCGCTTTCGCAAGACCTTCATCCGCGAGCGCTTGCGCGGGAGACCCGGCATTCTCTGGACGAATACAAAACAGGTCGGGGGCAATGTGAAGACGTCGCTGACCGGGACAGACCTGGCCGACCTCACCGCCAAGGTCAAGCTGTCGCGCTTTCTGCAGGTCCATGAACTCGGAGCGACGATTACGCCCAAGAAGGGGCCCTATCTTTTTCTCCGTAAGACGGCAGGCAACCGGTTCCAAGGCAATCCGGGAAAGATTTTCGCCAAGGTCAAATCCGTCACGATTCCGGCCCGGCTCGGCTTTGTCACGCTGTGGGATCGAGAGAAAGGTGCGATCGTCACCAAGGTGGCGGCCGCCATTGATCGCGGCTTCCAAGTGGCGATGGAGCGGCGGGTGAAGGCCGTGAGCCGGGCCCTCCTTGCCGGCATCGAGGCGCTATGACAGACGCGGCCTTGCCCATTCGCGAGCAGATTATGCAGGCCGTCCAGGCTACGCTGACCGGCATTACCAAAGGCAATGGCTATCGGTTCACGATCAAGTCCGTGCAGCGAACGCGGAGTACGGGGCAGACCAAGTTGGAGACGCCCCTGATTCTGATCCAGGAGGGGTTGGATACACCGGCCGAAGGGCCATTAGCCGGGTCGAGCTCGGCCACCACGCGACACCTGGAAATTACGTTAGGCGTCCAGATCGCCCAGGACGCGGAGGGGGATGCGCGGGAAGGGGACACGGTGTGCAATCTCCTGCGCGCGGATATTCAAAAGGCCATGGCGGCCGATTCGAGCTTTGGCGAGCTGGCCCTCGATAGCCGGGAAACCGGGGCGCGGGAAATTGTGTTTACCGAAGAACGCGCGGATCTCATGTTCGAACTGGACTATGACATTCATTATCGCCACCTCCGCACTGATCCGTCAGTGGCGGTGTAAGGAGACCTAACCATGCCCACTCGCTACTTTCTGGCGCGCCAAGCCGTGCTGGCTATTGCCGTCGAAGCCGTGGAGGCCACTGCGGAATCGCTGATCGGGTCGGATGCGAATCTCCTCGTCTATAACGTCCAATACGAACCGACACTGAATCAGTTTGAGCGGAAGCCGCTCCTGCCGGATATGTCCCCCCTTGGGCCCATCGCCGGCAAACGCATGGGGAAATTTACCTTCCAGACGGAACTCAAGGGGTCGGGCTATGTGGGCGTCGCTCCAGCGCTTGGCAGAATCCTCCGCGCCTGCAAAGCCGCCGAGACGATCAGTCAGACCGTCGGCGCGCTGAACCAAACGACCGCGGGCAGCACGGACAATAAGCTCCGCATTGGTGCGACTGACAATATTGAGCTCTCGGCCGCCTTCACCTCAGGGGGCAGCGGCGAGACGCCGAATCTGGCTCGGCTCATCCTGAAGCGGGGCGGGACGATTCCCGCCGGGAAGAAAGTGTGGGTGGAGATCCAGACGGATGCGACGGGCGATCCGTCCGGCACCGCCGTCACCGATGGCGTCTCAAACACGGTCGAAGCAGCCGGCATTCATACCGCCTATGAAACCATCACCTTTGTATTTCCCACGGCGCCCACCCTGACGGCATCCACCGCCTACCATCTCGTCTTGAAGGGCGACTATACCCCGGATAGCACGAACGTCATCTACTGGCGGTCGAATACCGTGGGCTCGGGGGGCAATGGTGAGATTAAAGACGCGTCCTGGGGCGACGTGGCCACGAGCGATTTCGAGGCGGTGCTTGCGGCAGGAATCAGCGTGACCTATACCCCGACCCCCAGTCCGCCCTCCGTCACCATGGGGTTCTTTGCGGTGCCGTCCTCGGGCAGTTCGCTCAACATGATCGTCAGCGGCTCGCGCGGCAAATGGAAATTTTCCCCGAATGTCGGCGATCCGGGCATGCTGGACTGCGAGTTCAATGGGAACTATGAAAGCATTGTCGATGGCACGGCGCCGTCGCCCGTGGGCCTGGAATCGACGAAGCCCCCGGCGTTTCTCAGTACCTCGCTCACCTGCCATGGCGACAGCGGGCACAAGATTTCCAAGTTCGGGATGGATCAAGGCCATACCCTCACGATGCGGACGGACCCCGTTACGGCCAGCGGCTATTTCTCCTGCATCCATACCGACACGCAACCGACCTTTTCCTTTGATCCGGAGGTGCGCCTGGTGGCTGACCATGACTACTTCGGCAAAATGATGGCCAATGCCGAAGCGGCCCTCTCCTTTGTCCTGGGCAGTACGCCCGGCAACATCATCACCGTCAGTGCACCGAAGGCCCAATACATTCAAATCAAGCCCGCTGATCGAGATGGCCTCAAGATCCTCAACATTGATGGCCGTCTCAACCGCTCAGTCGGGAACGACGAATGGAGCGTGGCCTTCACATGAACGACGCCGAGCGAAAAACCTACGAGATCGGGGGCCGACGGTTCTATCAGGAACCGCTTATTGCCATTCAAGACAAATGGATCTGGCCGATCATTAAGGACCTCATGTTTCGCGATATGACCGGGACGGAATTGCTTGATCTCGCGATGGAGCGCGGCACGGAAATCGCCAGCATCGTCCTGATCGAAGAAGGGCAGACGCCGGCCGATAAGAAGAAAGCCGGCCTTGTGGGCGTGATGCAATTGCAGGATTGGCTGGACTCACGCGTCTGTGAATTCTCGGAGGTGATCGCCGATTTTTTCGTCTCCGGCCAGCTGCAACGACTGGCCCTGCGCATGGCGAAAGTATTGCCCAGGCCATCCCAGATGACTGGGTTGATCGTGCCGTCCTCATTCTCAGCGGCGGAGACCTCCAACGTGCCGAATGGATCTGGGGTCACGTCCGGCTGAGCGAGGCGGAGCCGTATCTGCATCGGCAGATCGAGCGCCGGGCGGCCGATCTCGCGATTCTCGGGTTTTGTGGCGTGAAGTTGCCCTGGCTGGAACCGACCGCCGCGTCGGCCATCCCGCAGGATCAACCGACCGGTCAAGCCTGCGGCGGCAAACTCATTCAGACCTGTACCGGCTTTTTCGGGGACCAACTCCCCATCGCGTGTCGTACGTGTCCCGGACCGCAGTGAGGCCCCATGGCTGACCAACAAGAACTCGCCGTCGTCCTCAAGCTCGTCGCCGATCAGTTCAAGAGTGAGCTGAAGAACTCGCAAGGGCTGCTCGGGGATTTCAACAAGTTTATTTCTGACTGGAAAACGCAACTCTCCGCAGCCTCCGGGGCTCTCCTGGCCATCGCGAAATCCACCGCGAACTATGGCGAAGAACTCGTCAAGGCCTCCCAGAAAACGGGCATTGCCGTCGAAAGCCTGGCCGGACTCCAGTATGCGGCGAAACTCTCGGACCTCACAAATGAACAGCTCGTCACGTCCCTGATCAAGCTGTCGAAGAACCTCCAAGACACGGCGCTCGGCACGGGGGATGCGCAACAGGCGTTCCGCGCGCTGGGGATTGCCATTACCGGCTCCAATGGTCAACTGCGGCCGACGGGCGATGTGCTTGGCGATATCGCGGCCAAGTTTGCCTCCTTCCAGGATGGTCCCGCCAAGGCCGCCTTGGCCGTGCGGCTCTTTGGGCGCTCGGGGGCCGACCTCATCCCCTTCCTCAATAACGGTCGGGATGGGCTGAAGGAACTGCAGGCAGAGGCCGAGAAATTCGGCCTCGTGATGTCGGATAAGGATGCGCGCGCTGCCAATGAATTCAACGACAACCTAAAACGGCTGACTGCCTCCATGACGGGAATGAAAAATGAGCTGGGCGCGGCCCTCATTCCCGGCCTGAATGATCTCCTCGACACCATCCTCAAGCTCAAGGGGCCAGGGGGAGACAGTCTTCTCGGCAGCATCTTTAAAGCGGCTGGCATGCAACTCGTGGCCTTCAATGTACTTGTACGCGAAGTCATTGCCAATCTCGTCGCCGTGCGCGATCTGGCCAGGGCGGCACTGCCTGGCGCGACCCTGTCACCTCCCAATCCCGCCGTGTTGCCCGGGGCAGCCCTGCGAGGAGCCGACCTCAGCAAAGAAGATCGGGCGATGCTGGAGAAATTGGGCATGGCGCCGATTGCCACAAAACCAGCGAGCGTGGACGATATTCTCGCCAAGCTCAAGGCGGAGGTAGATGCTGCGGAAAAGGCGGGATCGAAGCGGCTCTTTGATCTGAATCATCCCTTAGCAGCAGCCGCCCTGTCGCGCCAGGAGCAGGACGACAAGAAAGCTGGTCAGAAGCCGCCGCCCATCGTCACCGATCCCGAAGCCCAAGCCAAAGCCTTAGAGGCGCAGAAAAAGACCCGCTTGCAGGCCGCCCAAGATCTCCTGGCCATTCAGCAAAGCGAACTCAAAACCAGTGCGGCGTTGAACGACCAGCAATTCGCCCAACGGGAGATCGATGAGCAGAGCTATTTGAACGTCAAGCAGAACCTGGCCGATATCGGCGTAGCGATGCAGGAACGGGCGGCCATGGCCGAACTCGCCATTCTGCAGGATGTGAAAACCAAGCGCTTCGCCATTGGCTTTAAATCGAAAGAGGAGCAGTCCGAATTCGAAAGCAAATATACCGAGGAGGTCGGAAAAACCACGGCGAAGTTGCGGGTCCTGACGGGACAGCAGACAGCGGATGCGATTAAGGCCGACACCGAGAAAACCCAGAAGACCGAGCAACTCGAACAGCAACGCGGTCAGGCCATTCAACAGAACCTGTCGGCCATCTTCGCCATCAATCAGGATTTTCAGAATAAGGATCTCGACGGCGAAATCCGCCTGACTCAAGCCAAGCTCGCATTGATCCAGCAGTTGGGTGATGCCTACGGCGGCTATCTGACGACGCGGGAAACCGAACTGCGGGCCACATTGGCCAAGATGGCCCAGGAGGAAGATTCTGGCGATGCCGCGGTGCAGGCGCAACGGGCGCAACGAATGCGGGATCTCAACGCCGAACTGAAGCAAATCGAGGCAGACCGGGGCAAGGCCTCCTATAGCCGCGAGTCGGATACCAAAGCCCTCCTGGCGCTGCTCGAACAACGCAAGGCGCTGAAAGCCCTAGAGACCGTGCCCGGTACGGAGAAAAGCGAAGCGGCTATCAGGGCTGAAGGGGATGCGAAAACCCTGGCCGCGCGCAGCCAGGGGCGCACGAAGGAATTACAGGATATTGCCACCCTGGCCACGGCCCAAGTCGCCGCCGATGACGCGAACCTCGCCTCCTACGAGCAGCTCTCGCGGGATCGACTGGCCGCCCTGCAGGCGGAATTGGAAGCCCGTCTGAGTCAGGAGGGCCTGACGGAGAACCAGATCACCGCGATTAAGCTAGAAGGGTACGCCAAAATCGCCAGGGAACAGCGGCGCATCAACGCGCCCGTCACGGAAGGCCTCCTGGAGGGGCTGCAGTCCTACGTCTACAACTCGCAAAACCTCTTTTCGCTCTCCGTCGATATGGCCCGGCAGACCGCGCAGGCCATGTCGCAGGGCTTCCAGCAATTCTTCTTCGATTACTTCCAGGGCAAGATCACGAGCCTGAAGGACGCCATGACGTCACTGGTCACGTTTGTGCGGCAGATCATGAGCCAGGTGCTCGCGGCTATGGCGACGAGTTCGATTGTCACGCCGCTCGCGAGTGGCTTACCGGGGCTGCTCGGTGGATTGCTTGGCAGTCCTTCAACATCCATGACCACTCCATCCTCTACCGTTGGCCCCCTTGTCACGGCCCCATCCCTGAATCATGGCGGGATGCTGATGCGCCGGTATGCCTTCGGGGGCAACGTCCTGCCGTTTACGAACGGCGATTCGGTGCCCGCGATGCTGACGCCGGGTGAATTTGTGGTCCCCGCGTCTCGGGTGCCCGCCTTGGAGCGGTTCATTCAGGGACAGACGGCGAACGAGGGGATGGGCGGCAATGTGCAAGTCAATGTGTATAACGCCCCAGCTGGCACGTCCGCCAAAGTGGACACCCGACGGGACAAACGCGACATGATTGTCGATGTCGTGTTGCAGGATCTGCAACACGGCGGCCCGATTCGAAACGCCATGAAGGCGGCCTGATGCTCACGCTCGATCTCAAAGTGAATAGCGACCTCTCTGCGCCGATTCTGGCCCCCGCGATTCAGCAAGGGTTGGGCAACGGCGTGCCGTTCCTCCGGCGCAAATGGGCGAAGGCTCGGCATCAATTCAAGCCGGTGGTGGAACTCGCGTCCAGGGCCGAAGCGGAGCAACTCGTGGGACTCCTCCGCTATCTCCAGGGCGATACCCCGGTCTGGTACGACGGCGCGGATTACGGCGACATTCAGAATCCGATTCTGATCGGCTACGGGGATAGAGTAACGACCCACGTCTTTCTTCCGCACGACAACGTCTTCTCGGCCTCCCTCGTCGTGTATGTGAACGGGGTTGTCAACAGCGACTGGACGCTGACCGAGAGTACCGGCCTGCTCATCTTCGGCACGGCCCTCGCCGCCGACGCCGTGATCACCGCGAAGTATCAGTGGCGGGCGAAATGCTTCATCGAAGGCGTGAGCGATCCCTTGATTAGCTATGACCGGCAATCCTTTGGCCGCTACAAAATCACCGTCACGCTCCGGGAGATGCCCCAGGCCGCATGAAAGCCTTTAGCGACGAGTTTGTCCGCAAGCTGAATGCCCGCTCGGAGGCCGGGACCTTCCTCAAGGCCATTGAGGTCACCGAAGACGCCGACACGCCGATCATTCGGCGCTATGTGGACTTCGAACGGGAAATTACCTACGGTGGGAATACCTACAAGCGGCTGCCCATGGCCTGGAGCGGGTTGGAGATTCAACCGGGCATGCAGTTGCCGACGATGGACGTGACGGTGCCCAGCGTGCCGATGGAGCGGGAAGACGGGGAGATTCATAGCGTCAGTGAGTGGATTGAACTGCTGGATCTCCTCGAGCATGACGTCCGCCTGCTGATTCTCCATCTGGATCTCTTAGACGATTCCACGGCGAAGGATCAGGTCCTTCTGCAAATCCAGACGGTCCAGGACGATCCGGCCGCCGGCGCCTGCGTCATCCGCCTGGGACTCAATCTCGACCTGACGGACATGCTCCCGCGGGGGGTGATTACGAAAGCCGAATTTCCGGGGATCCCTGATGATCGCGTCCGCATCCAAATCTGATCGCCTCGCCATGTGGAGCCGTCACTGGAAGCAGGGCGGCCTCATCGGCTGTCCCTATGTGCCCGAGGGGCGGAGTCCGGAGACCGGCTTTGATTGCTATGGCCTCGTCCACTACCTCTTCGCCGAACTCGGGCAGCCGCTGCCGTCCGATGTGTACGAGGCCGGGCGATTGTTCCGGAAGCTTGAGGCCGGAGATCGCGTGCAGCCGTGGGACCTGGCCTATTTCCAGGAATCAGCGGTCGGGCGACGACACCTCGGGGTCATGGTGGAAAGCCGTTGGATGCTCCATACCTGTCTCCAAACAAATGGCGTGGCCCGGTCTGAAATCACCCGCGCTCCCTGGTACCTCATGTTGACCGGGCTCTATCGGCGCAAGGAGGCGGCATGATTCTCCGGATTCATGATCCGCTCGACGTGCGGCCACGCAGTATCGCCTGCCCAGCCCTGCCGAAGGCGCTGGGCGAGTGCGTGCCTAACCCCGGTGCGGTCATGGCCTGCCAAGTCAATGGTGTCTTCCGGGAGGAGTGGCGCGGCCTAATCCCCGAGCATCACGATCAAATTGATTTCTTCGTCGGTAAGCCAGGTGTCGGCCCTGAATGGGGCTTCGTGATTGTGACGCTGGTCTCCATTGCGCTCAACACCGCCCTCTCCTTTCTCATGCCGAAACCGCGCTCGCCCAACATTCCCTTGGGCGGCACGAGTCCCTCCCGTCCAGCCGAAGCCTTCGGCATCGCGGGATTAGTGAACACGATTGCCCCCGGGACGCCCAAGTTCGTCATCTATGGGCAGCGGCGCGTCTTTGGGCATCTCATCGGCACCTCCGTCGATATCGCGAGCGACGGCAAGGGCATGACCTTTGGGGCGCTGTACTTCATGGGCGATACCGGCGGGGATGGCTATGAAGACATCAGCCAAGTGGAGATCAATGACATTGGCGTGGCCGATCTGCCCAATGTAACGACGGACGTTCGGCTCGGTAGCTCGGTCCAGACCGTGATTCCTGGCTTCGAAACCGTGAGCCAGGTCTTTTACGACGGCAGAAGCCTCGTCTACAACACCCCGCTCACCTACACGACACAGGGCACCACCGTCGCCAAGGCGAAAGTCATCCTGCAATATCCCGGAGGCCTCCGTCGCGTCGATCCGAATTCCGGCGCAGACCTGTCGGGGCATTCCTCGATCCTGGTGGAATTTAAAAAGCCGGCGGACGTGGGCTGGACCACCGCGAGCACCACCACCTTCGACGAGCTCAGCCTCTCGGCGCTCTATAAGCAGATCACCGTGACGTTCCCATCGGTCGATCAGTGGCAACTCCGCGTGACCGAGACGCACGACAAAAACAGCACGACGCCGCCGACGGCGACCCAGGATGCCACGCTCTACAACCTCGATGAGATCCAGGCCAACACGCGCAGCTATCCCAATTCCGCCTTGCTCGCCGTGCAGGGAGTGGCCTCGGCCCAGATTCAATCGCTAGACTCCATGCGGGTGTCTGCGTTGGTGAAGGGCAAGAAGGTCAATGTCTGGGACGGCTCAGTCATGACGCTCCAGTGGACGCAGCAACGCGCCTGGATCTGTCGAGACATTCTCACGCACCAGAAGGTCGGCCTGGGCCATCGGTTCTCCGCCTCGCTGCATGACGATAACGCAGCGCTGGCGGCCCAAGCGGTGTGGAATGCCGACGCGCTCGATGAGGACGGGAATACCGAGACGCTCGATCAATGCGATGTCATTCTCAACGAACGACGGAGCGGCTGGGATTGGCTGAAGGATCTGCTCGCCGAAGGCCGCGGGTCCTATATCCCGTCCGGTGGCAAGTACAAGTTGGTCGTCGATCATGCCGTGACGCCACGGCTGCCCTGGGCGATGCCGGGCAATATCATCGAAGGCTCCCTCAAGATTGTGCTGGGGACGGGACAGAAATCCCTGAACACCCTGCGCGGCCAGTTCCCGGACGCGACGAAAGCCGAGAAGACGAACATCATCGAGCTGCGGACGGCCGATGCTGAACCGGAAGGCAGCGAACCCATCCGGGACAAGGGCTACACCTATATTTCACTCATCCGCCAATCGAACGTCGCCCGCGAACTGGGGTATCAGCTGAAGAAGCAGGCGTTAACACGGTCGTGGCAATTCACGGCCAACCAAGGCGCGCAAATCAGCGAACCCCTCGACGTGGATTATCTGAGCTATCAAACCACGGACTATCTCCGGGGCTATTCGGGGTTCGTGGGCGAGGCGGGCACGGCGCTCCAGCTCTATCTGGATCGTCCAGTGACGCTGGAAGCGGATACGACCTATGAAGTCATCCTGCGACGTCCCGACAACACGACAGACACACGCACGATCGCCGATGGGCCTGGTACCTGGGGGCTGCTCTCGGTCACGGAGGCCTTCACGACGCCGCCGGCTGCCGGCGATATCTGGGCGCTCGGCAAACAACACGAACATATCCTGCCGGTGCAGATCCAATCGGTGAAACCGAATGATGACGGCACGGTGGACGTCGTCGCGCAGGAATATGACGAAGATGTCTATGTCGCGAGCGACCTCCCAGCGGTCGTTCCGGCGAACTACCTCACCACCTCGTCCTTTCCGCCGATTCCCTTGGCCGATGCCCGTGTGCGGGAACAGGTCATTAGTAATAAAGATGGCTCCTGGGCCTCGAGCCTGTTCTTCGATATCTCGCCCGGGTTGGTGAAGCAAGCGGGGAATGCGCAGGCCGGGGCTGCCTCGACAATTACGCTCGCGTCCACCGAACTCGCCTTTGATGATGCCTTCAACGCCGCCGTGATCGAAATTGTGAACGGCACGGGCACCGGCCAGCAACGGACGATCAGTGATTACGTAGGCTCAACCAAGGTAGCCATGGTGGATGCGGTCTGGGTCACCAATCCCGACAGCTCCAGCCAGTATGTCATCAGCCGCCTCCGCTATGCGCCGCTCGGCGGGTTCAGTGTGGAGGAAGGGGCGAGCAGTTCCGGGCCGTGGACGACAATCGGGCAATTTTCCGGTCTCAGCGGCAAGTTGCCGGGGGCGGGTCCTGGCCGGACGGCCTACTACCGCTTCACCCCCCTCAGTGACGCGAATATCCCGAACCCCCTCGGACGTATTGTCCAGTCTCTGACCATCCAAGGCGATGTCACGGCGCCGGCCGCGCCCTCCGCCGTGGACGTGTCGTCCTACCTGAAAGCGCTGGTGGTGGAAATCACGATGGATCGGCCGACCGCGATCGATCTGGCCGGTTGGGAAGTCGAAATCTGGAAGGACGACATCGGCGGGAGCGGCACCTCGCAAGGCGTCTTTCGCGTCGGCGTCCCACAAGACAATGCGGGCAGCGGCTCGATGAAGGCTCGACAGACCTTTGCTCTGCCGACATTGGCCGTGGGCGATACGGTGCTGGCGCGGGCACGATCTGTCGATGGGTCGAATAATAAATCCGCGTATACGGATTCTGGCAGTACCGTGTTGACCGGCGCGAGTAATGTCACAACCTCGGGCGGTGGCAGCGGCTCTGTCGGGGCCGGCGGGACCTCCACCATCCATAGTGCCAGCGTGACGACGAATGGCGGCAAGGTTCTTGTCACGGCTCGCCTGTTCGTCACCCTCGATGATCTCGTGAGTTCCAATCTCACCTGGTATCTCCAGCGGGCGGGCGTGAATTACGACATTTGCAGCAGTATCAGCCGCGAAGGCTGCATTGTGCTGATCGGTATTGATGAGACCGCCCCGCCGGGATCGAACACCTATGACATTGTTGGGCAGAACACTGGAACGGGGAATGCCACGGTCAGCGATGCCTCGTTGACGATTACGGAGTACTGATGCCGATGCGCGCGCAGCTTGTCACCAGCAGTTATCCGTTGCTGAATCGGCTCCCGGAGAGCCTGCGCAGCGCGGTCCTGTTTTATGCGCCACTGACTATGCACACGGAAAATGTCGGGCCCGGCCTGCCGACCTTCACGCGCGTGGGCGGGGCCGTAGGCACCTGGCGCGATGGCGCGTCCCATTCGCTTCAGCCCCATCAGCCGGTCTTCGACTATGCGGGCGGGACTCCGCTGGGGCTGGCCTACAAGCGAAAAGGTGAAGGCTCACGGGTCGGCCATGACCAGTTAGCGTGGACCAGCGGCGACGGCTTCACGCTCCACGACCAAACGGGATCCGTCGCGTGCGTGGCCGAAACCAGTCCGGGAAGTGGCGTCTATGTCGCGGGCGGGGTGAGCTATGACTATGGCGCCGGCACCGAAAAGGAATATACGAAGGCCGGGCTCACGCAGACGCTGACGGGCAAAACCCAGTCGGACGATTTCCATGACGGGCGGCTCTTGCCCACGCCGCTCAATCTGCGCATCCGACACGTCGTGAGCTTCAACCGCATCCTGACTGACGCAGAAATGACGGCCGTCTTGACCATAATGGAGGCACTCTAATGCCACTGTTCTCCGCGACGATCAATGAGACCTTCGGCATCGACAACCTTGCCCTCTCAGGAGACTATGCCAGCCTCAATGCGGCGGTCACGGCGATCGGCTCGGCCGAGATGACGCTGCTCGTCACCACAGCCCTGACCGTCAGCGCGAATGTGACGGTGCCGGAAACGCTCGGCCTGAAATTCATCGGGGCCGGCCAATTGACCGCGGCGAGCGGCAAAACCGTCACGATCAACGGACCCATCGAGGCACGCCTCCGAAAGATCTTTGCGGACAATGTGACGGCATCATTTTCCACGAATCGCTTCATCGGCGAGATCTACCCGCAGTGGTTCGGCACCACCGGCAATGGTTCGACCTCGGACACCGCGGCCTGGCGGAAATTTCTGGCGGCCTGCGGCGGGAAGACGGGCCGGGTGTTGGCAGGGACCTATTTGTTGGACGATACGGCGCTGCCGGCCTCGCTGGCGGGGAATACCCATATTTTTGGCGAGCCAGGGGCGATCATCGACCGCAGCGACTTTAATGCCAATTCCACCGCGGCGATCTATATCGAAAGCGTCAATGACTGCATTATCGAAGGCCTGACCTTCACCGGTCGAAATACGGGCGCCGCGTTTAATGTGAGCAACCAATTTAATGTACCGATTGTCGTCGCCGGGGGAAATCGCAACAAAGTGCATCACTGCACCTTTCGAAACCTCTGGGCCGATGCGGCCGTCTATTTGGGTTCGGTCGGCTCCGACACCTCGACGCATAGCGATCATAACGAGGTCTCGTTTTGCACCTTTACGCGAACCGGCGTCTATGGCCCGGTCGTCATCGCGGGGAGCTATAACAAATTCACCCACAACTACTGCGAGGACTGCGATCTCGGGCAGGAATCGAACGATCCCGCCCAAGTTCTGGCGTACAACGAATATACCCACAATACCCTCATCGGGGTGCTGCGGACGGGCAGCTCAACCTACCCGGTGGCCATTCAGACTGGCTCCCGCACGGCCAGTGATCGCGGTAATGTGGTTGATGGGAACACCGTCATCAACGGCACGGTCGTGGGCACGGCGCCGTATACGCGATTCACGAACAACCTGATTAAGTCCGCCGATGTGGCGCAGTACTATCAGCTCCCGATGAGTTGGTCCGGCAGCGGCACGGCGGTGGGGTATACGATCACGGGGAATGTCTATGACTGTTCGGCCAATAACATCGCCAACGCGGATGCGCGCGGCGCCGTCATGTTCGATGGCTATACGGATAGCAGCATCTGCCACAACGTGTTCATTGGCTCGCCACATTTGCCCTGTCTGGAGTTTCGTGCCAATAACCGGATTACGTTCAGGGGGAACGTGCTTCGCGATGGGGGCGATTATGGACTGTATATTTATGGGGACAATTCCGTCTATGACCTGCTGATCGAGGGCAACCTCATTATCGACAATGCGCTGAGCGGCCTCTACATCCGCACGATTGCCGACCCCGGCAACTTTACCTATCGGGTCCACGTCCGCAACAACGAAATCATCTCGCCCGCCTCCGATAAGCAGGGCATCCCCATCGTCTGGGGATATACCGTCGACAGCTCGATCGAAGGGAACGTCCTGACCCCGCGGCAAAATGCCACCGCCATCACGATGAACGGGCACGATACGAATCTCCGGATTAAAGACAACATTGGCTATGCCACGGAGGCCAACGGCACCGGAACGATCAACAATGGGGCGACGAGCGCCACGATTACCCATGGCCTGAGCATCACCCCAGCCTTGAAAAATATCGCAATCACCCTGGGGGAGAATCCGACCAATGACCCAGGGATTATTTGGGTCGATACGATCGGCTCGACCACGTTCCAGGTGAACTGTCGGGCTGATCCGGGCGCGAGCAATCTCGATTTTGCATGGCAGGTCAATTCATGACGATCGACGAGCTCCAACTCGGTCCCATCACCCGTGCGGCGGCGGAGCAGCTCCACCGCGAGCATCCCGGCGTGGTGTTCACCAGCGGGGCCCGGGATGGCCACGGCCAGGCGCGGGCCATGGCGAAGCATGTCCTGCAGAATCGGTACTGGATCATCCAGACCTACACCCGCCGGGAACGGCCGAGTTATGCCGTCGCTCTCGCATTGCAGGCCTGGGTGGATGGCCATCCGGAATGTCAGACAGTCGAGGCGCTGACCGAGGGGCTCTATGGCGTCCTGAAGGCTCGTCCAGATGGGTGGCAGATCTCGAAACATTGTTGGATGCGGCAGGGAAGGCCGGCGTCGGGGGCGTTCGATCTGAAGCCAATGGAGCATGCGGACGGCACCATGACGGAGGAAGGCCAGGCCGTGTGGAATGCAATCCTGCGCTTACCCGGTCTGGATCCGCCGCCGCTCACGCGCGAAGGCGGTGCACATGTCTGGCACGCGCAGTTTTTCGAGGACGGAGACTGACATGGACGAGGTCGATCGGACCCAACGCACCCTGACGGACGGCTCCCCGGTGACGCCCGATCACCGGGACATCGACCCGAAGACCGGCCAGCAGAAAGGCTATGTCATGCCTGAGTGGATCTATGTCGAACTCTTGGATTGCCCGTACTGCCGAAAGCGCTTGGAGCGCGTGGACAACCGCAATCCCTGGCTGTGTCCCTGCGGGTACCGAAGCGACGGCCGGCAGTTCGATCGCAAGGTGAAACGAGCGGCGCATGTCTGAGCCTGACGAGGTGATGAAAGTCGCGGAGGTGGCCGCATATTTCCGCGTGCCGAAGTCGACGGTGTATCAGCTCGCGCGGGCTGGACACTTGCGAGGGACCAAAATTGGGAAGCACTGGCGGTTCTCACGGACCGTCGTGCGGGACTATCTGGCGAAGGCCGAGCGCCATGCATCCGGATGAGGAAAGTCCATCATCTGTATGCCTATTTCGATCGGCGAACTGGCCGCTATATCGGCTGGAGTTCCAAGGCGCTGCGAGACAACCCGGCCTACATCCGGCGCGTCTTGCGGCCAGCCTGGCTCTGTGAACCCGAGGAGGAGGATGATGAACATGAGACGGATAGCCCGACTCACGGCCTCTATATGGTGCCTCCTTGCGCTGACGCTGGCTGATGGCGTCATCGCAGACACGACGTTGACGATTACCACACGACTGACCAATGTCGCCGGCTATGCGTGGTGTGCGGTTTCCCCAACTGGGGACATGGATTGTCAGGCTGCGGCGGTCAGCTCCAGCCCGACGGCCGGCCTCACTCCGCAAGCGCCGACCCCCAGTCCCAGCAGCTCTACGGCATTGCAGAGCGAGGCCCTCAAAGCCTTACCGAAACTCGATGAGATGAATGGGCGCTTCAATGCGGGCGGCATTCTATTTTCATGCCCGACTGGGGCGATCACATGCTATGTCGTCGCGAGTGCAGACAGAGGGGCGTCGTATCTGACCAACCAGCCCCTAAACGCCTTCCCGGTCGATGCAACAGGACGCAAGACGCCGGTCCAACAACCCATTCAGCCAGGAACCGTCAAGCCAGATCTGACGATGCCCCAAGGCGAACCGTACTGCTTAATGGCCTATGCCGTGGATGCGAGCGGGAAGGCGTTTGGGAGAACGGACGGGGTCTGTATCTATTAGCACCGTGGGGCGGACCGACGATGTATCTCACACTCAATCAATATCGGTGGGACGGCTACTACGATGCGAAAGCGCAGCGCCTCTCATTTCTGACACCGGCCTGGCGTTTGCCAGATGGCGCCCATATAGGGATCGATCTGCGAGCTCCAGCGCTACGAGCGATCGCGGGAGGGAAGTCCAAGGGCTATGCCTGCTTCTTGTCTGAGGTTGAGAGTAAGGCAGGTCTCCTGCTCTCGGATGATCCGGCAGGTGCGCTATCAGGAAAACAACGAGATCAGATCGCCCAACTGTTGGGCGTCGGAATAGGATCCACGACGGTGCTCGACATGCTCTGGGAACTGTTCACGGTTCATGCCGATGGCAAGACCCTCACCGCGCCGCTGATTCCCAAGCCCGGCCTCGTCGTGGAACTGTGCGTCGGGCCTGTGCGTAAGCAGGTCGTCTCGGAAAAGGGGGGCGTGGGGTGGGACGCCTTACAGGCCACGCTCCAGGAGCAATATGCTCAGACCAAAGCGAGTAACCCAGTGGCCGCGCAGAAGTTGTTGAGTAAATGGTTAGAAGAGTACCCGGATCCCTCCATTCATTTCTCCGACTTCATTCCCGCTGGCCTCCCGATTATCGAGCCGGAGGACCATGACACCATCAACGTAGACGATTTCAATCGGGCGAATGCGCCCACGCTGGGCACGGCCAGTGGCGGCTGGACATGGACGACGACTGGCGGCAATGTCGCCATTTCCGGCAATCAGGCGCTGTTTGCCCATACGGGAAGCGCCTCAGATCGAGCGTGCAGATGTGGCGCCACTGTCAGTAGTAATAATAACTATGCTAAGGGAGTCGTGAGCGGCCGCAATGGCGTGCTCACCGGCCCCCTGGCTCGTTATAACAGCACCTACGATTCAGGCTATATCTGGTACTGGCATACCTATCTTCCGGGTCGCATCGCCTATGAAGTCGTGTCGGGAGTTGCGACGGAGTTGGGACGCACGGGTGACCCGGGAGGGTCATATCCTAACGGCATGACATTTGAGCTTGATTGCAGCGGCACCACGATTACATGCCGCGATGGAGGTGCGTGGGGCACCTTTACCGCTACGGGCGTTTCCGCTGGTGTCTACGGCGGTTGGTACATGTATACCGATGTTGCCGATGACGCGACGCTCGATGATTTCGAATTTGGCGATCTGGGGGGCGGCGGCACAACATACACCTATACCGGATCCGGCGGCCTGACCTTCGCGGGGACTGCTCAGCTCGCCGCGAGCTGCTCCGTCGTGGGCACGGGTGGGGTGACCTTCTCCGGAACCGCCCTGCGACGTGCCTCCTGGTCCATCTCCGGGGTCGGCGGTCTGACCCTGTCGGGGAGCAGTCCGCGGATCGTCACCGCCGCGATTGTCCCCAGCGGAGGCATCACCTTCGCGGGCACCAGCCCTCGCGCGTGTACGGTCCAACCCTCCGTGGGCGGCGGTCTGGCGTTCTCGGGAACGGCTCCGCGTACGTTCACTGTCGTCTGCCAACCGAGCGGTGGAGTGTCCTTCGTCGGCAGTGCGTCCGTACGCATTACCTGGGCGATCGCCGGCCGCGGCGGGGTCGTGTTCGGGGGATCGGGCGGCTCGGCGGAGTTCACCTATATCGGCTCCGGCGGTTTGGCGTTGGCGGGAAGTGCTCCACGGTCGTTCACCGCCTCTATGCATCCGAGCGGCGGCCTGGCATTCGGCGGTACGGCCGCGAAGGCGATCACGTCCGCCTACCGCGGGGGTGGAGGGCTCAGCCTGTCCGGGACCGCCGCGCGTGTGGCGAGCCTGTGTCCGGCCGTCAGCGGCGGGATGCACTTTGCTGGGACGGCGGAGACCGCCTTCGTCCCCATGATCAGCACGCCGCTTGAGATCTTCCTGGCCGCGGCGCGGACGCGCGTCTTTCTGGCGGACCACCGGATATCCATCTTTCTCGCCGATCGACGCACCACCACGTTCCTTGCGGGGACACGATGACGCCACGGAGCTTCACCAAACAGCCGTTTGAGGAAATCACCAAGGCAACGGATTTCAGCCAAGTGGTGGAATCCGGGGTCACCGTGAGTAGTGGCACGGTCACGGCCATCAAGGTCGGTGATCAGAGCGATGCCAGCATGGATGTGTTGAGCGCTGGGACATGTGTGGTCTCCGGTCTGCTGGCGACGTGGAAGGTAAAAGGCGGGGTCGATCAGGAAGATTACAAAATCACGGTGAAGGTCACCTTCAGTAATGGAGACAAGCTCGAGGAAGACGTCACCATGAAGGTGCGCGAACAATAGGGAGGCTGCCATGTCGCTGGTTGTTGTGAATCAAGGGGAAGTTCGGGCGCTGAAGGCGCTGCTCAATCACACGGCGGGGCAGAACCTCGTCCTGAAGCTGTACAAAAACAATGTGACGCCGGCTGAGACGGACACGGAAGGCGCCTATACGGAGGCCGACTTTACCGGCTATTCCAATGTCACGCTTACGGGCTCGAGTTGGACGGTCACGAGCGGGGCCCCATCGTCCGCGGCCTATGCGCAGCAGACCTTCGCCTCCTCGGCCGATCAAGCCGCCCAAAGCATCTACGGATATTTCTATGTCCAGGTCACGAGCGGGGAGCTGGTGATCGCGGAACGGTTCAGCAATGGGCCCTACACGATTGCCAACAACGGCGATTCCGTCAAAGTCACCCCGACGATCACCGCCGATTAATCGACCGCAACCGCGCGCAGGAGGCAGCCATGCAAGAGCGTTTTCGAAAAGGGATGTGGGTGATGGCGAAGGCCAAAGACGGAACAGAGCATATTGGGATTTTAAATAGTGTCGATCGGGTCTTCGGGGAAGTCCATTTGGTCCAGGACAACGGCGAGACCAATACCGTCGTCGTCTTCGCGCTCACGGACGTCCGCCAGGCGAAGGTCGAGGAAATTCCAGAATCCCGGCGCCCAGCGCCGGAGTTGGCAGCGCGGCTTGGATATTAGAGGCTATCTGAACAGGATGGAATGAAGCCCCATGGACGTGCATGACCCGCAAGGATTCGGCTTGCGCGTGTTGGAGTTCCTGATTGGGGTGGGGGCGGCGATCGCCGGCGCCTGCTGGACCGTCTTTCTGTTCAGCAGCAAGAAATTCGATCAGCTGTGGAAGCGCGTGGCCGAGATCGATCGGGATGTCACCAGCTTGAAGGTCGCGGCGGGCGTGCAGCATCAGATGCATAACGAAAATAAGGCGCGCTTCGAACGGCTAGAACAACAGCTTGGGCGCCTGGATGCGAAGCAAGACCGGATCCTAGATGAAATTCGAGATATCAACCGAGGAGGCCCCCATGAATAA